ACAAAGTGCGATTGGCTGTTTCTCCGCACTCACATCTAAAACTTGTTGTCTCATAATCAACAAGTCTTTCAGTTTTATGACCGTTTGCACAGGCAAAATCAAACATTCTTTTCATTCAATTCCTCGTAGGCTCGTTCACTGACCTCTTTCAAGGTTTTCAGCCAAGTCAAGATAGAAAGTTCACCTTTTTTGAACATTAAGGCATTTCCATCAGGAATAACGCTTAGATTATTCAGCGACTCTATCATAATGTCAATATCTACGGACAAATCCTTCCAACCCTCTGTTGACATCATGTCAAAGCGGCTTTCGTAGTATTTTTGGAGTTCTGGGGTCATGGTGATCCTAAAATGCAAACTTCTTCTTTTTTGGCGAAATCATCTTGGCAATTTCTTCTGCGTAATACTGCATACCAAACTTGCCATCAACCCGTACATCGTGATTTTCTGGGGGTACAAATAACTTGTTCGTGTCCTCAAACGGGCCTTTTTTGATGCGATCTACCCAAACAATGAAGTGAGCGCCAAAGGCTTCCCGTGTTTCAGGGGTAGGACAAACAAAGTCGGCAATCACATGAGCGCCGTACCTTGATGCTATATCGCACAAAACACCCATACGCCTAGCCTGTTCAATGCGGTCAGCTACGCTAAAACCAAGGTCTTTGTTAATTTGCTTGCGGATTTCATCAGCATTGAAGTGAACGCAGGAAAGTTCTCTTGCCAAAGCTGTAGCCAAGGTTGTTTTACCCGAACTAGGCAAACCCATGATTAGTATCTTCATCCCTTGACCTTATACAGTTGTTTAACAGCAAAGTCTGGTGCTGGTGTGCGCCAAAAGTCTTTTCCTGCGTACTTTTCCCACACTGACTTTGGCAGGATAGATGGGCGCTCTTGCCAAGTGACTTCTTTTCTGACTGTGTGCAGGCTTTTCATGTTTAAGGCTTTGTCAAACACCTCGTTCTCGTACTCCACGTTCTTGAAGTCATGGTCAAAGTATTGTTTGCCAATGAACTGATATATCTCACGCATCACGCTCTCAGGCTTTTTACACAGAGACTCGTACTCCACCAGCATAATCATGTCGGGATTTAGCAACAAACCTTCTTCCAAGAAATAGTATGGCTTGACTACCTGACCCTCTTTCTTTACATCCATCAAGGCATCGCACCTTGTCGTAACTGTCTGACGTGATTCATCATCTGTAAGGGCTGCGCCGTACAGGGAGTTCTTGGCGGCAATGCGCTCAAAGCTGTCTAATATCCAAGGCAAGTCACGCACACAGCAAATGATCTTAGTCTGTGGGTATAGGTCTTTGAGAAGTGATGTCTTGGCAGTCCAGCCCCTGCTGGTGTCAAACACAGTGTTTGGAGTGACTGCTTTGTAGTAAGCCTCAAATACGTCTTTAAGTATTTGTTTGCGTCTGTCTTCATCTATCAAATGATTGCTCTCGCTGCCCGTAATGACATTGATGGTCGATGTGACTAAGCCTTGCACGGGTGAGGAGATGTCTGCGTAGAACTCAGGGTTCTGACGCAGAATAGCCGAAAGCAGGGTTGAGCCTGACCTTGGTAAGCCACTAATAAAGAAAAACTCTTTCATCCTTGGGGAATCCAATTAACAGTAGCCTCATCCCATTGATATGCGACATTACCGCCGTTCATAATTGCATCTGCTGGTCTTGCTAGAGGCGCTGCCCATGTCATCGTGTCCAAGTAGCCAACCCAAGATGGGTAAGGCTTACGGGCTTCATGTTCTGCGGTTCTTAGGGTGGTGTACTCTGCCTCAGTCAAGACCTGTAACACGCCAGCAATGGTGGTGTCTGCATCGTCATCACAAGTGCCGTAGTATCTTGGGGCTCTAAGGTATGTGCCATCGGATGCTACTTCTACAGGCCAAGTAGACTTGTCGCTCCATAAATGAACCCAACCCTTGACAACAGGTATTGATGGGCCTGTGCGCTGCGGTTCAACAGTGCAGACTATTTTGGTTACTGCGTCTACTTCGGTTATGCAAATGTACATCGTAATACTCTTTATTAAATTTAGACTGCGACTCTGCGAATGGCTCTAACAAAGGGAACTGAATAGGTCTTATTGTTTGAAACCTGATTTCCGTTATAGAAGTAATTACACGATGCAATCGTAGCACCAACCTCGGTACTTGCCCAGTAAAGGGCAGTAGCAAAATCCTCTGTGCCAGTGCTTTTAAAATTAGCAGAAGAAGTTTGAGCAGGGTTACCACTTGTATAATTACTTGTTCTAGCAGGGACTGCATTTGGATTTATGCCTGAACTATCATTGTTTGAAGATGTAGTTGGTTTTAAATTGTAATAGCACACCTCTAACTCATTCTTAGCTGGCATATACCAATCGCTGAAACCGCCAATAGTCAGTCCTTCACAAAACTGTGCCGCTGGATATGTAGCGCTATTCATTGTTGCGCTATTTGTAGGACCATCTATTGCTGAAGTAGGATCACCTCCAGTATTACTTGTTTTCCATTGTTTTGCACTTTGCGCTGAAGCTACTGGGCCAACTACAAGGTTGTGCGTAGCTACTCCGCTTACTCCAATTTGACCAGCAAAGAAGCCGCCCTCATAAGCCGCACCAATTGTAGGTATTGGCGCAATAAACGAGCGCTGGTTCATAAACGTAACTTGTATTGCACCACTCATGTCAATCCACTCCCTGAAATTAACCAGTTAGTAGATGTAATCTTAATTGCAGTTGCTGAACCATATTGAGCCAAACTGCGTGAGCCAGTTGTGCCAGCACTACTTAAATACATTGTGTCTGTGGTAATTGCAATGGTCACAACTTGAGAAGTCATGTTAATAAATGTAATTGCCGTGCCAATAGGATATGCAACCGAACTATTGGCGGGAATCGTAAATGTTCGAGCATTTGCATCGGTTGATGGATGAAAGATGTGTTTACCAGCATCAGCAAGAACTAATGTGTAAGCTGCGCTTTGGCTATTTTGTGGAATGTTTTTAAATCCAACTTCATTAGTTCCATCTACTGTGCATGAAGATAAAGTGCCGCTTGATGGTGTTCCTAATACTGGAGTTGTCAGCGTGGGCGAGGTTAGCGTCTTGTTGGTTAAAGTCTCTGTTCCTGTATAGGTAACAATACTTGCCGCCGCCAAAGTGGTTTGACCTGTACCACCATTAGCAATTGGCAACGTACCAGTGACATTAGTTGCCGCATTGACAAAAGTAGTTGATGTAGTTCCAGTACCACCATTAGCTATTGGCAGAGTTCCTGTCACACCAGTAGACAGTGGCAATCCAGTTAAGTTAGTTGCTGTACCACTAGAGGGTGTTCCTAATGCGCCACCATTTACAACAGCAGCGCCAGCACTTCCTACGTTTACAGCTAAAGCAGTTGCTACACCTGTTCCAAGTCCAGACACACCAGTAGAGATTGGAAGACCCGTTGCGTTAGTTAATACACCGCTTGCTGGTGTACCAAGTGCAGGAGTAACCAATGTAGGGCTAGTATCTAATACCATCTTGCCAGTGCCTGTCACCGCATTACTAAGCGTCACACCACCATAAGTCAATTCGCCACCAACCGACAGAGTACCAACACCAGACATATTGCCTGTTGAGTCACCAACTATTACAACGCTGTTTTGAATTAACTTGCCTGTAGTGCTGTCAAAGCGAACTAACGCATTGTCTGTTGCAGAGGCTGGCCCAACTACATCGCCTGAACCACCACCACCAGATGCTGCAATTGTTTGATTAGGCCAAGAGCCAGTTACTGTGATATTTGTACCCGCAACAATGCTAGGCGTAGCAGTACCAGTACCACCATTTGCCACTGCTAATGTTCCTGCAAGCGTAATTGTTCCAGATGTGGTGATAGGACTACCAGTTACAGTCAATCCAGTTGTGCCACCAGAAAGGGCTACGCTTGAAACAGTTCCACTACCACCACCACCGCCAGCACCACCGCTGGTAATAACTTTGATACGTTCTTGTAAGTCTGTCGAAACAACTTCACCTACGTTGATCTCTCTACCATCAGACAAAGCAATGATTAAAGAGCCATCAAAGTCAATGTTAGCGTTGGCTACAGACACACCATCGATGCCGTCAACTCCATTGAGTCCGTTAACTCCCGCTGGGCCTCTCTCACCCCTCAAACCATCCTTACCCGCCTTACCATCTTTACCATCACGCCCATCTTTACCATTAATCCCATCACGACCATCCTTGATAGTGATGATGCGCTTCTCAAGAACATCGGTTACGTTGTCAAACTTACTACGAATGTCGGTGTCAATCTTCTTCAGAGATTGGACAACCATTTGAGCATTCTCAGCCGCCTTACGCTGCTGCATTTGCTTAACTTCGGATACAGAGTTGTTTACCGCATTAAAGATATTATCTGCAATGCCATCTACATTCCCATCATTGAAGATTTTATCTATTGCCATTTGCCAACTCCTGATTTAAGTTTTGTAAAAACTCGTTTTCCATGTCTACTACAGTGCTTTTAGCATTATTCATCTGTAACTCGACAATTTTAGACTTGTTTTTAATGTCGGCTTCCTTGAGCATCAACTCAGCAATCTTGACCCGCTTATCGAACTCTCTAGATGCTTGATCATCTTCATTAGGAAGGTTCTTGGTCATCGCCGCCATGTTCTTTGCCTGTACTTCTTGTGGCAACAACTGCGCTTCAACTGACAATTTGATAGCTTCTGCTTTGTTTTGCTCTGCTTGGCTAGTCTGAACAGCAATATTAGCCTGTGCAGTCTGCATTGCCAACTCTTGTTGCATCTGTTGCATCTGTTGGGCTTCAGGATTAGGCTTGCTCATCTCATCCAAAGCCGCCATCATCTCAAATCTGTTGCTCAAACTTGAATTAGCAATGATTCCTTTGAGAATTACAGGCAAAACAGGAGTATTTGGGCCAAGAGTCTGCAACAAACCAATGAATTGCTGTTGTTCATACTCTCTAGCAATGATGCCTAGCGTTGCCGTAGGTATGAAGTTCATGTCTACAGAAGGATAACGCTCTGGATCGAACTGCATATAGCGAAAAGCCGCCTTCTTGATGAAAGGCACAAGGAAATCTTCTTGGAAGTTGACCAATGTACGCTTGTACTTCTTAATGATGGTGGCAACTGCCATTGACATACCCGCACCATCACGATTAGTTTGGGAAACCACACCCTGAGAGTCTAGAGTTCCTGTAGCTTGTAGCAGCATTCGCTCAAAGTCTTTGGCAGTTGCTAGATTGTTTGGGTCTGTTGCTCCAAACTTGAATGGATACAGGATTTCATTGGGGTTTCCATTGGTGAGAATAGCTTTACCAGCCTTGATCTCAAACTTCATGCCACGGGGCAAACGTGTAGCATCCATAGCAACCATTGGGGCAGTGGTCAAAGCGAGTGAATCCAAGTGAGCCCTAGTCTGAGCATCAATAGCTTTCTGCATATTGAAGGCTTTTTCCACTGTACCTCGCCCCAACAAGCGATTAGGAACTGTATCGTCTTGATAACTCAGGACAGGCCTATCCTTCATCATGTAAGGGTTTTCTTCAGCCTTCAATAACATACCATCGTTGGCAATTACGACAATGGCTTCCACCATGTCTGAGTAGTCTTCTGCCGCTGAATTTTCAGGGAACAACTCAACAATGTCTTTGTTTTCTTCCATGTTGTTCAAATACTCACGGGGTACTAATCCGTAGTATGTCAACAACAGAACCTTCTCATCTTGGTACTGGCTAATCTCTTG